ATGGCCGAACTTCAGCCGGACCCGGTGCTGTGGGCAGTGCGTGGGATCGGCGCGGTGACGGGGGCTGCCGTGTCGCTCATCTATCTCCTGCCGAAAAGCCGGCATGAGGCGGCGTCTCGGTTTCTGACCGGCACGGTCTGCGGGCTGGTGTTCGGCGGGCCGACGGGGTTGTGGGTTGTCGAGCGGCTGGGGATCGCGGGGCTCGTGTCCGGTGCCGAAGTGCTGCTGACGGGATCGGCGGCGGCGAGCCTCATGGCCTGGTGGGCGCTGGGCGCCGCCGTGCGGATTTCGCGACGGTACGGGCAGAAATAGGCGGCCCCTTCCGCCGAGCGAAGCGGCCCTTTCAACACATCACATCACTGGGAGATTTCCATGGCGACAGACCGATATGCGGTCCGGCGGACGACGGCGGTTGCCGGGCTGACGCTGGCCGGGGTGACGGGCGAGGGGTGGTTTTCGGGCTATGCCAGCGTGTTCGGCGAGATCGATCTCGGCAAGGACACGATCGAGCGCGGCGCCTTCCTGCACTCGCTGGCCAAGCGCGGCGCGGGCGGCGTGCGGATGCTGTTCCAGCACGATCCGAACGAGCCGATCGGCACCTGGACGACCATCCGGGAGGACGGGCGTGGGCTGTTCGTCGAGGGGCGGCTCTCGACCGGCGTGGCGCGTGCCCGCGAGGTGCATCAGCTGATGAAGGGCGGCGCGCTCGACGGGCTCTCCATCGGTTTTCAGACCGTGAAGGCGCGCACCGACGCCAAGAGCGGCATCCGCCGCGTGCTGGAAGCGGACCTCTGGGAAATTTCGGTCGTGACCTTTCCGATGCTGCCATCGGCGCGGGTCTCGAACGTCAAGCATGCGCGGTTCTTCCGCGACAGGGAAACGGAGCTCGTGCGCACGATGCGGCGGGCGACCCGGATGATGGTGGAACGAAAGGATTTCTTGAGATGACCAATACACAGACCGCGGGTGCTCTGAAGACGGCCCCGGAGATCAAGACGATACCGGACACGATGGCCACGGCCTTCGAGGACTTCATGGGTGCCTTCGAAATGTTCAAGGAGGCGAACGACCAGCGGCTGGGCGAGATCGAGAGCAAGCTTTCCGCCGACGTGGTGACGCGCGACAAGGTGGACCGGATTTCGCGCGGGATGGACGAGCAGAAGCGGGCGCTGGACCAGATGCTCTTGAAGAAGGCGCGTCCGGCGCTGGGCGGCAAGGCCGAGGCGATGAGCTTCGAGGCGGCCGAGCACAAGGCGGCTTTCGACAGCTACATCCGCCGGGGCGACGAAGGGGCGCTGCGGGCGCTGGAGGAAAAGGCGTTCTCCATCGGCTCGGCGAGCGACGGCGGCTATCTGGTGCCGGCGCAGACCGACACGGAGATCGGCCGGCGGCTGCAGGTGATCTCGCCGATCCGGGCGCTGTCGACCGTGCGGCAGGTGTCGGGCAGTGTGCTGAAGAAGCCGTTTGCGGTGTCGGGCCTCGCCTCCGGCTGGGTCTCGGAAACGGCGGCACGGCCGCAGACCGCGACGCCGCAGCTCTCCGAGCTGACCTTCCCGACCATGGAGCTCTATGCCATGCCGGCGGCGACAGCGGCGCTGCTGGACGATGCCGCCGTCGACGTGGAAAGCTGGATCGCCGACGAGGTGGATATCGCCTTCAGCGAGCAGGAGGGTACGGCGTTCGTCACCGGCGACGGCGTCAACAAGCCGAAGGGGTTTCTGAGCTACGGCAATGTGGCTGAGGCCAGCTGGGCCTGGGGCAGCCTCGGCTATATCGCGACCGGTGCGGCGGGCGGGTTTCGCTCGAGCGGGCCCTCCGACGTGCTGATCGACACGATCTACGCGCTGAAGGCCGGCCACCGGCAGAAGGCGAGCTTCGTGATGAACCGCAAGACGCAGGCCGACATCCGCAAGTTCAAGGATGCCGACGGCAACTATCTGTGGCAGCCGCCGTCGAACGTCGGCCAGGCGGCGTCGCTGATGGGCTTTCCGGTGGCGGAAGCCGAGGACATGCCGGATGTGGCCGGCGGCGGCATGGCGATCGCCTTCGGCGACTTCCAGGCGGGCTACCTCGTGGTGGACCGGACGGGCGTGCGCATCCTGCGCGATCCCTACTCCGCCAAGCCCTACGTGCTGTTTTACACGACCAAGCGCGTCGGCGGCGGGGTGCAGAACTTCGAGGCGATCAAGCTGGTGAAGTTCGCCGTCAACTGACCTCCCCGGTGTTTCGGGCGGCGGGTGTTGCCCGCCGCCCATGCCGACAATTCCTTATCCAGACCGGAGATCTCCATGACCATTGCCGAACTGGCGCCGCCGGTGGGCGAGCCGTTGACGCTTGCCGAAGCGCGGGCGCATCTGCGCGTCGACGACACGGCCGACGATGCCGTGATCGCCGACCTCATCACCACCGTGCGCGACCATCTGGAGCGGATGACGGGCCTCGTGCTGATCGCCCGCACCTTCCGCCTTTATCTCGACCGCTGGCCGGGGGCCTCCGTGCTGGAGATCGGGCGGGGGCCTGTCACCAGCATCGAGACCATCACCGGCTACGACGCGCTGGGGGCGCCGTTCGAGGCGGATATGACGGGGTTCGTGCTGGATGGCGGGAGCCTTCCGGCGCGCCTGTTCCTGCCGGCGGCGCTGGAAACGGTGCGGCCGGTGAACGGCATCGAGATCGACTTCACCGCCGGCTTCGGCACGACGGGCACGGAGGTGCCGGCCTCGCTGAAGCGGGCGCTGCTCCTGCATCTGGCGCTGCTTTACGCCTATCGCGGTGCCGTTTCCCCCGGGGACCAGCCGGCGGACGTGCCGGCCGGCTACGACCGGCTGGTTGCGCCCTTTCGCCGCATGAGGCTCTGACCATGCGCACCGACACGATCGACCCCGGCCGCATGACGGCGCGGATGGAACTGGAAAGGCCGGTGGATGCGCCGGACGGGCAGGGCGGCATGTCGCGGACCTTTGCGAGCGCCGGCGCGCTGTGGACGCTGATCGAGCCGCGCGGGGCGCTGACCGGCGAGCGGCGCGACGAGGCGGTTTGCGATGTCGAGCACGACGTCTGGATCCGGCATCGCACGGACGTGTCCGCCGGCATGCGCTTTCGCAAGGGGGCGCGGCTGTTTGTCGTCTTGTCGGCGTTCGATCCGGATGAGAGCCGGCGCTACCTCGTCTGCCGCTGCCGGGAGACCCTGAGATGAGCGGGGTCATGAGTGCGGGGAATGCGCTGCAGGCGGCGGTCTTCGCCAAGCTTTCAGGCGATTCGGCCCTTTTGGCGGCGCTGGGGGATGGCGGCATTCATGATCGGCTGCTGGAGCGGGCGGAGCACCCGTATCTGCGCCTTGCCGGGATCGAGAGCAGCGACTGGTCGACGGCGAGCGAGCCGGGCGAGGAGCATGCGATGACGATCGAGGTGCGCGGGGCAGAGGGCGGCAACCGGGTGGTGCAGGACATTGCGGGCCGCGTGCGGGCGCTGCTGCACGATGCGGCCCTCTCGCTTGCCGGCCATCATCTGGTGAACCTGCGGCATGAGGGGACGCGCACGGCGCGCGACGGCGCGGCGCGGGGGCATGTGGCGGTGATGCGGTTTCGCGCCGTGACCGAGCCGATGGGCTGAGCGAGCGCCGGGCCTGATCTAACCAACAGAACGATGACAAGAAGGAACGGGCCGATGGTGGCGCAGAAGGGCAAGGATATTCTGCTGAAGATCGAGACCGGCGGCGGGTTTACGACCGTGGCCGGGCTGCGGTCGAAGCGGCTGGCGTTCAATGCGGAAACGGTCGACGTGACCGACGCGGAATCCAGCGGGCGCTGGCGCGAACTGCTGGGCGGGGCGGGCGTGCAGCGCGCATCAATCGCCGGTGCCGGGATTTTCAAGGATCAGGCATCCGACGCGCTGGTGCGCTCGACCTTCTTCTCGGGCGCGATCCTGACCTGGCAGGTGATCATACCGGATTTCGGCACGGTGAGCGGCCTCTTCCAGCTGACGACGCTGGAATATAGCGGCCAGCACAATGGCGAAGTCCTGTTCGAGGCGGTGCTGGAATCGGCCGGTCCTCTCAGCTTCGTGTTGGCATGATGCGGCCGCGCGAGAGAGGCGTGACCGGGCGCGCGAACCGGCATCGCGGCGAGGTGGAGGCCGTGATCGACGGTGAGCGCCGCATACTTTGCCTGACGCTCGGCAGTCTTGCGGAACTGGAAACCGCCTTTGCCGCGGATAGTCTCGCCGCCCTCGCACGGCGCTTTCTGGCGGGCGGGCTGAAGGCGGAGGATCTGATTGCGATCCTCGCGATCGGCCTGCGCGGCGGCGGCAACATCGTTTCCGACGAGGATGTCGCAGGCATGTCCGTCGAGGGCGGGCTCGGCGGTCTGGCGCGGCTGGTGGGCGAGCTTTTGACCGCAGCCTTCGGCGGCGAGCCGGGGGATGCTGAGGCGCGGCCGGACCCCTGAGCGCCGTGGACGGCGAGGACGGGGCGGCACCGGCGCCCTTTCCGTGGGAGGCGGCCATGGAAGCCGGCCTTTCTCGTCTGCGGCTGCCGGCGCGTGATTTCTGGCGGCTGACCCCGCGCGAGTTGGCGGCAGCGCTGGGCCTTGGCGTGCGAAAGGGCGCGGCCCCCGACCGTGCCGGGCTATCCCGGTTGATGATGCAATTTCCAGACGATGACGGCACAGGAGGCTGATATGGCGGATGAGGCAGAAACAGGCGGCGATTTCCCCGCGATGATCGCCGAGGGCAAGGCGCTGGATGCGGTACTTTCCGATCTGGAGCGAAGCGCCGGCCGGTTCGGTTCGGCGATGACGAGCGCGCTTTCGAGTGCCGTGCGCGGTGGAAAGGGGCTCGACGATATCCTGAAGAGCACCGGGCTTCGGTTGATCGATATCGCGCTGTCTGCGGGGCTGAAGCCGTTGCAGGATGCGGTGTCCACCGGGATCGGGGCGGTGTTCGACGGACTTGTCCAAGGGGTCGGCGGTTCTTCTGCCGGGGGTGGCGCGGCGCCGTTCACGGGCAGTGGAAGCCTTGCGACGCCGCGGTTTCTGTCGGGGCTTTCGGCGGGCGGTGCAGCGGGAGGCGGGGGTTCGTCCGTTGCCGGGAATGCGGCTGCGCCCATGCCGGGGGCGGGCGCGACGGCAGGTGGTGTGCCGAACGTCGTGTTCAACGTGACGGCCAGCGATGCCGACAGTTTCCGCCGTTCGGAAGGGCAGATCGCGGCCATGCTGACCCGCACCGTCGGGCGCGGGCGGCGCGGCGTTTGAGGAAAAGAGACGATGGATCAGGGATTTCACGAGGTGCGGTTTCCGATGCGGCTGGCTCTGGGGACCAGCGGTGGACCGGTGCGCCGGACGGATATCGTCAGCCTGTCGAACGGGCGGGAGAACCGTAACAACCGCTGGCGGGACGCGCGGCGGCACTATGATGCGGGGTCCGGCATCCGCGAGATCGACGACCTCTATGCGGTTCTCGCCTTCTTCGAGGCGCGGTCCGGACAGTTGCACGGGTTTCGCTTTCGCGATCCAGTGGATTTCCGCTCCGGGCCGCCGGGACGGGCGGTGACGGCGGGCGATCAGGTGATCGGCACCGGCAATGGTGTGACGGCAAGTTTTCAACTGATCAAGACCTATGCGGATGCAGGCGGCGGCACGGTGCGCGACATCGTGAAGCCGGTGGCGGGGACGCTGCTGGTAACCGTGAACGGCACTGATGTGGCGGGCGAGCATCTGGCGCTGGATGCGACCACGGGGATGGTGACGTTTGCGGCCGGGCATGTGCCGCCTGTGGGGGCCGCGGTGCGGGCGGGGTTCGAATTCGACGTGCCCGTGCGCTTCGACACCGACCGGATCGACGTGGATCTGGCGCAGTTTCAGGCTGGTCGCATTCCGACGATTCCGCTGGTGGAGATCCGGCCATGAGAGAGATCCCGAACGCGCTGGCGGCACATCTGGCCAGCGATGCGACGACGGTGTGCCATGGCTGGCGGGTGACGCGGCGCGATGGCGTGGTCATCGGGTTTACCGAGCATGACCGCGATCTGCGCTTCGCGGGAACCGATTTTCTGGCAGCGAGTGGCTTTCGCGCGAGTGAGACGGAGGCGGCCGCGGGGCTGGCGGCGGATGCGGGCGAGGTGACGGGCGGCTTTTCGAGCGTTGCCATCAGCGAGGCCGATGTGGCGGCCGGGCGCTACGACGGCGCGCGGGTCGAGCAGTTTCTGCTCAACTGGCAGGCGCCCGAGCAGCATATGCTGTTGACCGTGCAGGATATCGGCGAGGTGACGCGGGCGGGCGGCGCCTTTCGCGCCGAGCTTCGCAGCCTGACGCACCGGCTGGGCGAGGTGCAGGGCCGCAGCTACGGGCGGCGATGCGATGCTGCTTTCGGGGATGCGCGCTGCGGCGCGAGCCTTGCCGGCAGACGCGAGACGGGCGCGATCATCGAGGTTGCCGGCGATGTGGGGCTGCGTGTGTCCGGTCTCTCGGCCGCAGCCGGTGCCTATCGCTATGGGCTCATCCGCATGACGAGCGGGGCGAATGCGGGCTGGACCTGCGATGTCGAGGATCACATCACCAGGGTCGGGGCCGGAACCGACGGCGCTGCGGGGCTGACCCTGTGGCTGCCGCCGCCGGTGCCGCTGTCTGCGGGAGACACGTTCATCGTGACCATGGGATGCGACAAGAGCTTTGCCACCTGCCGGGACCGGTTTGCCAACGCGCTCAACTTTCGCGGCTTCCCGCATATGCCGGGCAGCGACTTTTCCTATGGCTATGCGGATGGGGAGACGGTGCATGACGGACGGCCGTTATTTCAGTGAAGAGTCCATGCGCCTTCAGGTGCTGACTGCTGCGCGGGACTGGCTGGGTACGCCCTACCGGCATCAGGCGAGCCTGAAGGGTGTGGGCTGCGACTGCCTGGGGCTGGTGCGCGGCATCTGGCGCGACATCCACGGCGCGGAACCGGAGACGCCGCCGCCCTACCGGCCGGACTGGGCGGAGCGGAGCGGGGAGGACCGGCTGTGGGACGCGGCGACGCGGGCGATCGGGCCGCCCATCGACCTCTGCGCGATGCTGCCGGGCGATCTCCTGCTCTTCCGCTGGCGGCTGGGGATGCCGGCCAAACATGCGGGGATTTTGAGCGACACTGCGCTCTTCATCCATGCCTATGAGCAGGCGAGCGTCGTGGAATCGGCGCTGGTGCCTTCCTGGCGGCGTCGGATTGCCGGCGTCTTCCGCTTTCCCGAGAAGGTTTGAGAGAGATGGCGACCATTCTTCTGCAGGCGGCGGGGGCAGCGCTCGGCAGCGTGTTCGGGCCGCTGGGCGCCATCGTCGGGCGTGCGGCAGGCGCGCTGGCGGGTTCCGTCATCGACCGCTCGATCCTCAATGGCATGACGACCGTGACCGGCGCGCGGCTGGGCGATGCCCGCGTGCCCGGCGCGGAAGAAGGCACGGCCATTCCCCGCGTCTACGGGACGATGCGGATCGGGGGGACGCTGATCTGGGCGACGCGTTTCGAGGAACAGGTGCATCGCGAGCGGCAGGGCGGCAAGGCGAGCGGGCCGCGCGTCGAGACCTTCCGCTATTTCGCGAATGTCGCGCTCGGCCTCTGCGAGGGTCCGATCGCCGGGATACGGCGCGTCTGGGCGGACGGGCGCGAACTCGATCTCTCGACCGTGGAGATGCGGCTGCATACCGGAGCCGAGAGCCAGGCGCCCGATCCGCTGATATCGGCGAAGCAGGCGTTGGGCGAGACGCCGGCCTATCGCGGCCTTGCCTATGTGGTCTTCGAGCGGCTGCCGCTCGGGCCTTACGGCAACCGGATTCCGCTGTTGCATGTCGAGGTCATCCGCCCCGTCGGCCGGCTGGAGACGCAGATCCGCGCGGTGACGATCATTCCCGGCGCGACGGAGCATGGCTACGATCCGGCGCCGGTGCAGGAGAAGACCGGGCCGGGGGAGGCCCGCATCGTCAACCGCAACGTCTTTCACGGCGAGACGGACTGGCAGGCCTCGCTGGACGAGCTGCAAGCGCTCTGCCCGAACCTCAAGCGCGTGGCGCTGGTCGTCTCCTGGTTCGGCACCGATTTGCGCGCCGGGCAGTGCCGGATCCTGCCGGGCGTGGAGACGCGCGAACGAGGGCGGGAGAGCCGCGAATGGTCGGTCGCAGGCGTGGAGCGCGAGGGGGCGCATCTGGTGAGCCGCAATGGTGGTGGCCCGGCCTATGGGGGCACGCCCTCCGACCGGAGCGTCGTGGCGGCCATCGCCGATTGCAAGGCGCGGGGGCTGGAGGTGTTTCTCTATCCCTTCGTGATGATGGACATTTCCGCCGCCAACACCCTGCCGGACCCCTATGGCGGGGTGCGGCAGGCGGCCTATCCCTGGCGCGGGCGGATCACGGCCGCGGTGGCGCCGGGTCTGCCGGGAAGTACGGATGGAACGCCGGCCGTGCGCGGCGAGATTTCGGCGTTTTGCGGTGCGGGTACGGTAACCGACAACGGGGGGTCTGGGGGCGCAGACGGGCGGTATCGCGCCTTCGTGCTGCATTATGCGCGACTCGTGCGGGATGAGGGCGGGGTGGACGGCTTCGTCATCGGCTCGGAGCTGCGCGGTCTGACGACGCTGCGCGACGGGGCTCGCCGGTTTCCCTTCGTGGAAGCGCTGACGGTGCTGGCGCAGGATGTGCGCGCGACCGTGGGGCCGGCGACGCGGCTGACCTATGCGGCGGACTGGAGCGAGTATTTCGGCTACCACCCGGACGACGGATCGGGCGACGTCCACTTTCATCTCGATCCGCTCTGGGCGTCGCCGGCCATCGATGCGGTGGGGATCGACAATTACATGCCGCTATCGGACTGGCGGGACGGCGACATCGCCGAGGGCAACCCGGACGGGCAGCGGACGCCGGAGGACGGGGCGGTGCTGCGGGCGATGAACGCCGGCGGCGAGGGCTTCGACTGGTACTATGCCAGCGAGGCGGACCGGACGGCCCGTCAGCGAACTGCGATCACCGACGGGCTTGCGGGCAAGCCGTGGGTGTTTCGCGTCAAGGACATCGGCGCGTGGTGGGCGAACGCGCATCATGAGCGTATCGGTGGCGTCGAGCAGGCGGTGGCGACGGCCTGGGTGCCGGGCATGAAGCCGGTCTGGTTTACCGAGGCGGGCTGCCCGGCGATCGACAAGGGGGGCAACCAGCCGAACGTCTTTTCCGATCCGAAATCCTCCGAAAGTGCGGTTCCCTATTTTTCGGGCGGCGGGCGCAGCGATGCGGTGCAGCGGCGGTTTCTGGAGGCGAGCCATGATTTCTGGCAGGGCGCGGATGCACCCGCGGGCGTCGATCCCGACCATATGTTCGTCTGGACCTGGGACGCGCGGCCGCAGCCGGCCTTTCCCGCAGCCCTCGATGTGTGGGCGGATGGCCGCAACTGGCAGGTGGGGCACTGGCTGAACGGCCGGCTGGGCACGGCGACGATGGCCGACACGATCGCCGCCATTCTTAGGGATCACCGGTTTGCGGACGGCGACACCGATCTCGTCTGCGGCGATCTCGGCGGCTATGTGCAGGCCGAGCAGATGTCGGCGCGCGACCTTCTGGAGCCGCTGATGGCGGCGGCGGGCATCGATGCGGTCGAGCGGGGCGGGCGGCTCGTCTTCCGCTCGCGCCTGCTGCAGGCGGGACCGCCGACCCGGCTTGAAACGCTGGCGGAGGTGAAGGATGCGCCGCTGACGCAGGACCTGCGCGGCGATGCCGGCGACTATGCCCGCGAGGCGATCCTCGACCATCTCGACCCCACAAGCGATTATGGCCGGACGACAGCGCGCTCGCGCAGGGCAGCCCCCGGCAACGAGCGCATCCTGCGCCTATCGCTGGCCGGTACGCTGCACGAGGCGGCGGCGACCGATGCCGTGGACGCGGCGTTGCGCGATCATCAGGCCGGGCGCCGGCAATTGAGCTTCGCGCTGCCGCCGAATGCGCTCGGGCCGATGCCGGGGGATATCGTGACCGTCCCTGAAGGGCCGTCCGGGACGTTCGTCATCGAGCGGATCGACGATGGCGAGGTGCGCCGGGTGGAGGCGCGCGGCATCGTCATGGGTGGTGCCAGCCGCTTCGTGCCGCAGGCGCGCGAGGCCGCGAACGGCCATAGCGCCTCTGCCGCCTTCGCGCCGCTGGTGCATCTGATGGACCTGCCGCGCTACACGGACGGGGACGCGGCCAGTTTCGCGCGGGCGGCGGTGTTTGCGCGGCCGTGGACGTCGGTGACGCTGTCGGCCTCGCCGACGCGCGAAGGCTATGCGGCGCGGCTGTCACTGGCGCGGCCGACGCGGACGGGGACGCTCGTCGCGGCGCTTGGCGTCGGCGTTTCCGGGCGGTTCGACCGTGCGAATGCGGTGACGCTCGACCTGCATGCGGGGGAGCTGACGTCGATCAGCGATCTCGCGCTGTTTCAGGGTGAAAATCGGATGGCGGTGCTGTCGCGCAACGGCGTTTGGGAAATCCTCGGCTTCGGTCTGGCCGAGGAGATCGCGCCCGGACGCTGGCGGTTGTCCCGGCTGCTGCGCGGGCTTGCCGGATCGACCGATGCGCAGGCGGCGGGTGCGCAGGCCGGTGCCGCGATCGTGATCCTCGACGCGGCCGTGCAGCCGCTGGGCCTGAGCGGTGCGGAAGCGGGCCAAGTGCTCAACTGGATCGTCGAGGCGCAGGGCATGCCGGCCGGTGCGGCGGAGACCTACAGCTTTGCCGGCGGCCTGCGCGCGGAAACGCCGCTTGCGCCGGTGCATCTGAGCGCGCAGCGGGATGCCGGGGGTAACCTGACGCTCCGGTGGATCCGCTGCGCGCGCGCCTCCGCCGATGCCTGGCTCGACGGGGAAACGCCGCTCGACGAACCTGTCGAGGCCTACCGTGTCGAGATCCTCTCGGGCGCGCAGGTGGTGCGCGCAAGCGACACGACCACGAATGCTCTCGCCTATCCGTTGGCGCAGGAGATCGCGGATTTCGGGGCGCGGCAGAGCCAGGTGTCGGTGCGGGTGCGGCAGCGGGGGCAAGTCGTGGCGCTCGGGCTTCCGGGTGAGGCGCTGCTGGCCGTGTGA